AACTGTGACTCATCCACTTCCCTTTCTGATTCATCAAGAACCTGGAGAGCGTTCTCTCCCATTTGTTTAAACGAGTTAGACATGTTCGCTAACTGTTCTGCTATTTCTTTAGTGCACTCAGGTCCGTGGTCATCACCAAGGTGGCTTGCTAACTGTGTTACATAGTCAGCAAACTGCATTGACTCCAACCAAATCTGATGTGGGTCGTAAATCTTTTTAGCAACATCCTCAATCTTTTCTAAGACCTGAGGTATCTCACTCTTTAGTGCTTCCTTTATCTCCATCGGTAGACCCAACTTCTCCACCATCTGTTCCATCTGTTGAGGAGATATTGATAGTGCCAGTCCTAAGGTATTCCTCATGTTGTTCTTCTGTGATGTCCTTGAACTGACCAGTTTCTTTATTTTGCCAAACAAGTGCCCTCCAACCCACGGTATACGCTAATGTCTTAGGCTTAGCAATCATTAACTGAGCCTTGATGTCTATGTTGAGGGGTGCAGTTTGTACTGCAATCTCTGTTGTGACCTTTGATGCTGGGATTTCTCCTGCATTTTCAACCACTGTAAGTTCCCATTTACTCATGTGTTCTCCTAAATTAACTGCATTGGTTCGTATGAAATAACATCATTGATTTGCATTGATGCTGGTTCATACGACAACCACACTGGTGTACCACCAGTAGCATCTGCTGGACCATAACGGTTTTTAACTGCACATACACCCATTGTAGAAACTTGATTATGTACAGTAAGTATTAGAGAAGGAGTCTGCGCTACCTTTCCATGCAGTGCCTTTTGTGGAGGACATGGATTTCCTGGCACGCCTTCGCTGGTGTGATGACACACAACTACTGCTGCTCCAGTTTCTCTTGCCCACCATTTAAGTTCTTTCATTAAGGTACGCAATCCGCCCCACTCATCTTGAGAATCCATCGTCACATCTACTGCGTTATCTAATACGATTAAACGCACATCCTCACCTAAGCGCTCACGAGATGCAAGAACTGCATCTTCAATATCTTTAAGCGTTGGTGATGAATCAAACTCCCACATGATGTGGTCAGCAGGCTTGAGCATTTGTGCTGCCCAATCCCTGTCTGCTTCCATCAATGGTTCTACATCCTGTTGTTGTCTACCTGTAAGTAACGCAAGTAAACGAAGGCTCATGGTGTGAGAGTGTGTATCTGCTGAGATATAAAGAGTTGGAACTTTTGCACGGACTGCCAAGGACAAAGCGAGTGTTGATTTACCTGCCCCTGGCGGTCCAGCAATCATGCTTACCTCGCCGTAACGGATTGCTATTTGTTGGGCAGCAAGAGATTGCCACACAACTGGAAGCGTTGCACCACCTTGTGATGCTGTCTTAATAGCACGGCTGAGTAGGCGCATGTGTTATGCAGATACCTTGTTTTGGCAAGCCTGTCCTTGTGGTTTTGGACATGCATAGAAGCCCTTGTATGGGCGACCAGTTGCCTTAGCGATACCTGCTGGAACTAAACGCATTGTTCCCCCACCACAAGTGCACTCAGGTGTTGGTGCACCTGCTGGCTTATATCCTTGTACTGGTGTTGCGTTAGGAAATGCTTGAGTAATAGCAGCCATTGCCTGTGATTGCGCTGGTTGTGCCATTGTTTCAACAGTTTGTTCAAGGTCAATCAACGCTGCAAGGCGTTGAGTTAGACTGTCTAGTAAGCCATCAAGTTCAATGGCATCGTTGGCACGAAGGTTAATCAACATGCCATCCTTCTTTGTCTTGAAGTTAATCTGAATTGCTGCTTCGTTCATGCTCATTTATTTTCTCCTATTGTTATTTCAGGGTAGAGGTGAGAGTCTTTACCACCAACTGCGTAACATGCAGCGTTAACTGAGCATGTGCCACACATAAATCCTACTGATGGGATAAAGATTTTATTTTCCATGGCTAACTCAAAGCCCTTAGCCCATGAACCAAGTCGTGACTCGGTATAACGGTCTAAGTTTTCAGGCTGGGTTAACTCCCCAGTCCGTGCCATGAAGTATGAACCAAGGGTTGGGCGAACACCAAAGATTTTCTCTACAAGAATTGCGTAGATACCAAGTTGAGTTAGACCAGCAGGTGGTTTACTACCTGTCTTGATGTCTACAATAATCAACTCACCTGTTGGTGCAACCATTAGTCGGTCAAGGAACGCCTTAATAGGCACGCCTCCAACCTCCTTGTTAAGTTCTGTTTCAATAGCCTCACTACCATCAGGTAACTGATACATAGTAAAGCCACTGTCTTGACGAAACTGTACCCAAAAATCAATCATCTTAGGTCCAGCCTCAAGCCACCAAGCAGCATCCTCTTTATTTGGATTTAACTTGGTTGCACGCCCACCTGCTCTCCACTCCATGCCATTGTCAGAAGCCTTGTAGTTGAGTTCCCACTGCCCCTCAAACGCACCTCGTGCTGAGAAGGTGTCTTGTTTGTCGGTGCCATGGTATAGGCGGTCATAAAGTTCTGTGCCTTCATGGACTGCCTTGCCCCCTGCTAACCAGTATGATGGCTGCTCAGGAACATGCTGTATTCGTGATAGGTAGAACTGCCAACCACAACTAAGCCATGTATTTAGGGCTGAGTGGCTAACATAATTCTTACCTGTTACTTGTTCAAGTGTCATTTACCTTCCTTTCAATAGAGGAGATTACTCTACAAAGTCTGCTCTATTGTACGACACGCCGAAGTAGAATTACACACATGTAATTTAAACAGTGATTAGACTCCTGTTCGTGCAGCGTAAGGGTGTAATAGCGAGGCTCCTCAAGAGCCGAGCGAAGCCACCGCTAATAGTTAATTTGCGTGGTATTCCCTCAAGTGTATGCCTTAACTGTGGACACCTTGTCTTTCAAGTTGGATGCATGTTTGAAGATAATGAGATTAGCCTATGGTTTACCGATGCTAAGTGTGCTGACTGTGGAGCATTAGTTACTGTACCTACACCAGTGGATGACAATGAAGATACTCTTAATCCTGATTTTTGCGATTGAACAATTCCTACTATACAAAGTTGCGTTTAAACTTGGTGTAGTACGGGAACAGCGAGCCAGACTAAGGCGTTTAAACACTTTGAAAAGATTGGTCAATCATCGTGCCAACCTATGATTTTAGATGTGCAGTGTGTTCCTCTACTCAAGAGTTGTTCTTTGAGATAGGCGAAGAAAGATTGCCAGTATGTTGCGGTGTCCACATGGAAAGATTGTGGTCAGCAACGCCAACTATATTTAAAACTGGTGGGTTCTATTCAACAGGGGGATAAGCCTAAGCAACATAGATTGCTCCTCAAGAATCCAACCAGCCGATGGGGTATCTGTGCAGTATGTGGACCCACAAGACTTAAGTTAAAACAAAGAGGCTATTGGTGTTGTAGAACTAAGTCCAATGTTAACCGTGTTAAGTTAGCCAAGCATAAGAAAGATTACTGTGAGTTGTGTGGCTTTGTTGCAGACCACCGTGCTCAGTTAGATATTGACCATATAGATGGCAACCATTTAAACAATGAACCAGACAACCTCCAGACATTGTGTGCCAACTGCCACCGATTAAAGACTCAGCAAAATAAAGATTGGGAAAGCAAAAAAGCCCCCCGCATTTAAGCGAGGGGCTATTCTGTTTAAACTAATTTACTTTGAGCCAACACCAAACTCTGATGAGTTAGGGTCAAGCGCCTTAAGGACTGGACCTGCTACCGCTGCAACGCCTGCTAGTGCAAGTGTCTTTAGGTCGCTCGTTCCAGCAAGGTATAAAGCCAATACTGATGCTACTGCAGCACGAAGGTATGTTGCTACAATCGCCTTGATTTTTTCTTTATTCATTAGTTGCTCCATTTCGGTTTACCAAAACCAGCAGCAAACACTGCAAGTTTTCGCTTGTTGTCTTTCTTGTACGCTCTAATTCTAATGGCTACTTCGCCACCATTGCGCTCAGAACCCTTCTTTTTTTCGGGTGTCGTGTTGCCTTCAATGGTAGTAATGGTCCCATCAAGGTTGTCTTTGAGCACAATACCCACATGGTCTACTGGGTTACCACCCTCAATAAAGTCAAAAAACACAATGTCCCCAGGCTTGGGTGATGCCGTGGCAGCGTTGCTCCATGCACCTTTGCCTTGAAATCCTGCTACACCTGCTGGCGTAAAGACAAGGTTGGGTAGTTTTAATTTAACTTGAGCAGCACACCACATAACAAATGAACCACACCATGGTTGTCCATCATGTTTAGTAAATGCACCATACTTAGTTTTATTTTCAGGTACTTCTACTGTGCCAACTTCTTTTTGTGCCACTGCTAAGAAATCATCTACTTGACTCATATTGACATCCATCCCTGATACTCAGCATTTGGATTATCTTTTAACCACTGTTCTCTTAACTTGTTTTGGTATTCCCAATCAATATCATTACTCATTTTTTTAATACTTGTAATATTAAACCAGTTAAAAATTCTACTTTTTCTTCTAACCGATTAACTTGGTCCTTGACACTTGAGCCACCATTGGGGCGAAGTTCTGATAAATAATATTTAACTAGGTGTCTAACCGTTAATGCTAAAGTTCCTACTAAGGTGGTTATTGCTACGGCTAAACCAGCCCACTCATTTGGTGTCATTATCTTATTCTCCTTATACAACGGTACGGGCTACAAGTGTGATGATTCCACCAAAGCCTGAGTAGTTACGGTTAGCGGGGGTAGAGCGAGTGAAGGTAACCTGTTCAATGATGCACTCAACTGGGTCGCCTCCTGCGTTGAAGTCTTGAATTACAATGGTGTCACCCTTTGCCTCAGTGCTTTCAAGAATTGATAAGCGTTCCTTGGCGTAACCTTCGTAACCAATCATGTTTCCAGTCTTGTCTGTTTCTTTGTCGTAGCAGAATAAAGGTATTTGCAAGATACGAGCACGAGTAGGTGTAGGTAAAGCCTTAACTGCTATACCGTTAACCACTGCGCCAGTAGTAGCAGTAGTTGCATTGCGGTACATAGTTAGTTTAAACGCAGCCTCTGGGAAAATGTCTGGATATGTGGTTGTTAAATCGTAATCAATAGAAGTATCTTCACCTTCGTCAATAGTTGTAATAACAGTATCTGTAGCGGCAGTATGTTTAAACACACCAATGTCGCCAACAGTGGCATTATCTGGTGTACGAATACGGATGCGCTTCCATGCTTTGTTTTCTAAAGTGTCATAGCGAATATATCCAGTAACAACTTCACCTTGAGCAACTAATTCTGTAGCACTTTCAAGCCATACTCCAGATGAGTCAATAGCAAAAGCGGTTTGATTGTCGGTTCCAAAGATACGAACTGCACAAACTGTTCCAGTAGTAGCATCAGCAAAAACATCATTAGCACGGGCATACACACCTGTGGATATAGGTTGTGCATAACCTGAAAGAGTAATAGGTTGACCAAGGTTCATGCGTTTAGTGCCTGAGTTAGAGTTAACACCGTTGGTGTTGGCTGCCCAAATGTATGAGTCACGACCTTCAAAATCGTATACACCGTTCTCATTGTGGAATACCAATGGTCCGTATGTCATGTCACCGTTTTGGTCTAGTGTTGCAATGCGAGCGCCCTTGTTTGTACCAACCATAAGGTATGTACCAAGGTATGTGTAAAGAGATAAAATGATTTCGCCTCGTGGCATAGTGGCAGCAGTAACAATAGTACCTAGTGCACCAGTAGCATCAACTATTAACTTGTAAATACCAGAGTGGTCACCACCATAGCCACCAAAATAAATTGCATTAGAACCTTCGGTGATGGCAGTCCATGTCCATAGCGTTGGTTGTAATGTTGAACCATTGATAATAGTTCCATGGGATGATGTCATTGTTGTTTTAATATCAGAGGCAGCCCCTGCGCCTTTGTCTGGAAACAAAAGTTCATAGGCTGAATAAGTTGAGTTAGTAAATTTAAATGCAGCAACAATACGCTTCTTAACATACTTAAGAACTGCATGTTCTGCTGTTAAAGCATTGTAAGTATATGATTTATGTGTTGTTCCATCAGATAATTTAACATCATAAACACCAGCGGTTGTAGCCACATATAGATATGTACCGTCTGATGTAGTTCCAAGGATTGTTTCATTGCTAAATGATGACCAGTTAACAAAGGCAGTAGATGTACCAGCAGTTGTAATCTTGTACATTGCAGTAGTCTGTGTAGTTCTAACTGATAAGTCAGTAGCCACAAGGAAAGCAACACCTGTGCTACTAGCACCAGTATCTATCTTGCATGCGCCAGTAAAAGCCTGCACTTTAGTTGTGTTTCTAAGAAGGGTTAATTGCCCTGGAGTCCATGGGTTAACGCCATAGGATGAGTTGTAACGGAAGCGAACTTCCATGTCGTTACCTTCCATTGGCTCAGTAAATTGGATACCTTCACCGTAATGAAAAGAGGATTGGCTTCGTGTCCAGTAACCTGAACCAGCAAGAGTGTGTTCTCCTGGGTCACGCATTTGGTCCACACGCTGAGCACGGAACTCTGCAGTCTGTCGCTTGTATGGGGTACTGTCTGTTACTGCCATAATAAATGGCAAGCCAGCAATAGCCACATCAAAAGCGTTAGCGTTTAAATCGTAGTAAGTAGAAGTACGACCCGATAAATCAATTATCGTGCGCTCGGAAATATCTGGCGACTTAGATGCCACGGGTTCTCCTTATAGTTTAAACGAAATTACAGTGCTGCGATTTCTTCTGCAGTCAATCCAAGTGCTGCTAACTTTGCTTCTGCTGATGCTTTGGCTGCAACTCTTGCTGCTTCTGCTGCATCCTCTGCTGCTTTTTGAACAATATATGCTGCTGCATCTATTTCTCTTTGAGCAATTTCTTCGGCAGTTAGTTCTACCTCAGTAGTTATTCCTGTGGAGCAATCCACAACCATTTTAGTTGGCATTGTTTTTCCTTTCGTTATGCGTTAGATATACCATATAGATATGCTGATGAACCTACTTGAAATTTGTCACTGTTATCCATAATACCAACATCAATGGTTGATATAATATCAGTTCCACTCCACCATAAATTGTTATACATAACTCTAGTTTGTGCAGGTGAACCACCAATTACAGAGGCACTTTTAGGAGTACCATTTGTTGAATAATTTGGAATATAATATTCAGCAAATGATTTTCGCAATGTAGCACTATCTGCAAGTAAGGGAAATGGTGCTTCTGTACTGCTATCTGTAGCAGTAGAACCTGACCAACGAATACGCCTACCAGTCATAGTGCTTGTATAACTTGTGTTATTAAATCTTAAATAGAAACCACCATAGTTATTTGCGTTATTACTACCACCAACTAAAAGAACTAAGTCAGTATATGTTGCTGGTATAGAAGCAAAGGTAAAATAGTATGATTCAGAAGCAAGTGTGCTACTTCCAATAAGAGTGTATGTGCTTGCCATTATGCCGCCTTTATTCCATAGATAGAAAACATACTTCCAACACTAAAATTATGGGTTGGGCTATAAAATCTAACACAATTTATTGCAACGGTATCTCTGTATATGTTAGCCGATACATAAGTTAAATTGTCACCGCTAGCAGGTTTGGGACCATTGCGAATTAACGCAGGTTTGTAAATATTAGGATTTGAATATGAGTGAAGATGCATTACTAAGTTAGTGTTTTCGTTATATGGACTAAATATAAAACCATTAAGAGATGCTATTGTATCTGGAATTATACCACCACTATAACCAAACATAAAGTGTCTGCTATAACCAGCACTAGAATCAGGTGTATTAGAACCACCAATTCTTATTTGTGCATCTGTTGAAGTTGCTGCCTTGCCGCTAAATATAATAACTAAATCGGTATATGTAGATGGAATAGAAAGAAAATCAACTGTTTGAGTTGCCGTTGCTAATGTTGTACTTCCTAATTTATCGTAGGTTGCTCCTGCTGCCATGCTATGCTCCCTTTATTCCGTAAAGCGCAAATTGTGTATATTGATTCATAGTGCTTCCATCGGCGTAACACTCAATACTGGTTATAGCATTTTGATTAGACCAATATCCGTATGTAAGTTTTGTTTGTCCAGTACCATTTCCATCAACGCCACCTTGTGCTAACCAGCGTTTGTACAAGTTTGTTGCTTTGTATTCATAAATTTTTGCAACCATTGCAGCAGCATAACTTGCTGAGTTTTTTGCTCCAACACCAATCATTGCGCCAGTATCAGCAATTGGTCCATCTCCACCATAATTGGCGGTATTGTAACTGAATAATTGTGAAGCCTGATAGTTTGCACCAGAGTCACCATTAAATCTTAATTTAATTGTATAAAAGTTAGAAGCATTTACCGTTGTTGCTCTAACCTCTAAGTGAGTATAAGTTTGTGGTATAGAAGTAAATGTAACTGATGTTGTTCCAGCAGCAGTGACAGTTGCAGTAGCAATGGATTCGTAAGAGGAAGTAGATATTGTAGAAGCAGTTTTACCAGAAGCAACTACACCTTTGAGTATTGGTGACATTAGGCAATATCTCCTACAATAGTAACCGTAGGTGTTGCGCCTCCTGTTTTAAAGTAGACGGTAGCACCTGCGTAAGCAACACGAATCTTAGGCGCTGCTGTTGTAGCGCCAGTTGAAACAATAGTACAACCAGAAGCAGCAGCAAATGTAACTTGACCTGCGCCGTCTTGAAGAATTGTAATGTTATCTCCAGCAGCAAATACACTGATTGGAACTGTTATTGTTACACCTGAACCGCTGGTTGTTGTAACAATGTTATTAGCATCAGCCAAGGCTAATGTGTAAGTTGTACCAGATGTAGTACCTGTGGTAGCACGCTGCTTAGACAGGGGTGTTCCACCCGCTGTTGAACCATCGTGTACTACTACTGTTTTCTTATCTGTGTCTACGGTGAGTTCACCTAATAGACCAGTAAATGAAGTATGTGCAGAGGTTGTACCTCTACGGCGTTGAAAGGCAAATGCCATTATACTGTTCCCCAATCTGAGAGGCTGACCCATGAAGCCACGGTGCCATTGTTTGTTAAGTAGTAACCGTTAACACCAGCAGTTATTGCTGGTATGTAACCTGCTGCAGCCGTTGCACTTGCAGCGGCGGATGTTGCAGAAGTAGAAGCAGCAGTAGCCGAAGCCGCTGCTGATGTTGCTGATGTTGCAGCAGCAGTTGCACTTGCTGCAGCAGATGTAGCGCTAGTAGCAGCGCTAGTTGCACTTGTAGCAGCAGCAGTTGCAGAAGTTGCTGCTTGTGCTGATGCAGTTGCAATATTGATATATGTTGTTGATGTTGTATCTGTATCTGTAATTAAACCCATATCACGGACAAGACCAGAACCAGTTTGTCCAGTAATTGCTACATAAGAAGCATCGGCACTATTTGCACTTGTTAAAGAAGATGAAGCAGAAGTAGCAGCACTTGATGCTGATACAGCAGCCTGAGCAGATGAAGCAGATGCATTAGAAGCATAGGTACTAGCACTAGAAGCACTAATACCAGCAGCAGATGAACTTGCTGCAGCAGCCGTAGCAGAAGCAGCAGCGCTAGTAGCACTTGTGGCTGCAGAAGAAGCAGATGTTGCTGCGCTAGTAGCAGAGGTAACACCAGATGCAGCAGAAGATGCAGCAGTTGATGCAGAACCTGATGCAGCAGTTGCAGAAGCAGCAGCAGAAGTGGCTGATGTAGCAGCAGCACTTGCGGAAGCAGCCGCAGCAGAAGTAGAAGCAGCAGCAGCGGTAGCCGATGCAGCAGCACTTGTAGCAGAAGTTGCTGCAGCGGTTGCACTTGCAGCAGCGCTTGTGGCGCTAGTTGCAGCAGCAGTTTGTGAAGTTAAAGCCGATGATGCTGAGGTGGCAGCACTTGTAGCACTTGTTGCTGCGCTAGTAGCACTCGTTGCTGCAGCAGTTGCATAGGCTGCGTTAGTAGTAATTAAAGCATCTACATAAGACTTAGGTGCTGCAGATGAAGTAGACATACCAGCAGATGAAAGACCAGTAATAACTGGGCTACCTGAAATGGTAGGGCTAGTAATTGTAGGGCTGGCAAAGGTTGCAGTAGATGCAGTTACTGTGCCAGTAATAGTAGCGCCATTGATTGTTGGGGTAGTAAGAGTCTTGCGAGTAAGAGTTACTGATTGGTCTGCACCAACCACTGAACCATCACCTGATACAAGTCCATGAACATGTGTATCAACATTGGAAAGGATGCTTGAATCAGCATCATAACCACGAGCAGCAATGTGTGTTTGTAGTTCTTTGAACTCACGAGCAGATACACCATGGCGTACAGCAGTACCAGCAGCGTGAGCAAAAGCAGTAGTTAAGTCTTGTCCACGGGTAATGACAAGTGTTGTAGATGAACCCGATGTAACCGTTACTACTTCTTCTTTAGAAGTATCTGGGTCAAGAATAAGTGTGTATGGAAAAGTTCCAGGGAAACCACTAACAGAGTTAACTAGAACTCCAGTAGTTGTATCTCCTTGTGATGCTGCTGCAATAGATGCGAGAAGTTTTGTTTCAATCGCTGTTGCGGAGTAGTTCCGCTTTCTAGTGCCTGGGTCGCCTGCTGCCATGGTTTACCTGCTATCTCTGGTAGTGTGAACGAATAGGGAATTGACGGCGTTGGTTCTCCGCCACATCGTTTAAACGAGTGTTGTAAACATTGAACAAGAAGCGTGCTGCGTTTTCACCACTTCGTGCTCCACGCTGATTGTCAAGTACATCTGCTTCTGCAGATAGTGCACCCAAGCGTGATGGGTCAAGAAAGGAAATCATACGGAAGGCTGCACCATAGACAACAACATCTTCTGAATAATCAGGCATGCCAGTTATTGTTGAATACTCTTGGCTTGTTGCTGTTGTTAAATCAAATATAGTTGGGCGCTTTGAATAAGCCACATTGACAGTACGACCTGGAACTACCTGTGAGTAAATACCAAGTGAGTGTCCAAAGTTTGTGCCATCGCCAAAGGCTGTTGGGTTTGCAGTTCTATCTAATTGCCATGCACGCACAGGTAGCCACTCTTTAGATGGACCAATAACCTGATGGCTTACAGCCAATACATTTTGTACTGCATCTGGAATATCATAGGTAGTACGGGCAGCAACAAATGAGAATTGATATTGACCAATGGCAAAGACTGATGGATACATTGCATTGATAGTGTCATTGATAGCACGCTTAATTTCATAGCGTGGGAACAATGGAGCGACTATAACTTTTGCAGAGTTGCTATGAGTAGCAGCAACTGTGCCACGCTGCCCACGACCCCAAGGAGATATTGTTAAGATGTTATCAACATTGTTAGTTGAGTTAACATACATAATTTCATCATCAACTTGGATGTAGCCACGGCTTACAACATTTGCATCATTAACTGAAATGCTTGTTGCAGTTGTGCTTGTTATAGCAGCAGTCAACCATGTGGTTGATTCCATGTTTAAACTGTAACCATGTAGTAATGTATCTATACGGTCAGTAAGTTGTTCAAGGGTAGCCATTAGAGGTTGATGCTCCTTAACGCTGATACAGCAGACTTGCCAGTTGTTCCAGCAATTTCATTACATACTGCGTTTAAATCTTTAAATTTATCTCTAGTGCGAGTAGAACTAGCCTTGTAATTAAGTGCAGCCAATAGACCTAAATTGGTAGTTCCAGCCCACTTATTTGCTGCTCCTACTTCTGCCAAGAAAGCAGTGCGTGCTGGATATGTGCCAGAATTGGCAAGCCGATTTAGTTCTGCTACAAATGTACTTCCGTCATATCCTGTTGCCATAGTTACTTGCCCTTCTTCTTTGCTGCTCTCATATTGTCAATCAAATTTGGGTATGGTCTGCCAGCCTTTTTAGCAGCAGCCTTTGCTGATGCTTTAGCAGCAGGTGATAATGGTGTTGATTTTTTCTTAGGGTTAGGTGTATCCCAAACTTCTTTTTTCTTAGCCATTATTTTTTTCCTTTGTTACGCTTGCTGATAGCAGCAGCCTTTGATTTAGCATCTGACTTTGATGATGCACCCCACGCTTGAAGCGATAGCAACAAGCGAGTAGGGTCACCATTGGGTTTACGCTCAGGTCCAGGCATACCACCCATGCGTGCAAGAAAACTTGCTCTGCGTGGGTTATCACCAGACTTAACAGGTGGCTTTAGGTTTGAACCTTGAGCCTTGGCAGATGCACGACCTTTTGCATTTAATCCACCCGTAGGTGACTTGCCTTCTTTACGCTGCCATGCTGGTGATTTTGCCATTTACTTTCCTTTAACTTTTTTAAGATTTGGATTTGCTTTCTTAGCAGCAGGACTTGCCTTGCGTGCTCCCGCAGCAAGAATTGCTCCCGCATTTTTCATTGGGATTCCTTGCTTCTTTGCAATCGCAGATTGTGCTGCTTTGAATCCCATACCCTTCTTGGCTGCCATTACTTTTCACCAAGAGTAGTTGGATTATTGACCTCAGGGGCAGGGATGCCATACGGGTTAACTGTTCCATAATTGTCATCTTGATTTACTACCGTTGTTCCACATCCACATACTGCACACATTTACTTGCCTTTCTTTTTCATAAGCATTGACATGCCCTTTTTCATTTCACGAGCCTTTTCAGATTTTGACTCGCCCTTCTTAAGTTCTTTAGCCTTCATAGACTTTGATTCAGTCTTTTCGTACATTGCGTACGCTGCTTTTTTTGATGGTTTTTTTGCCATAGCCATTTGTATTTCCCCTTTGTGTGATTACTTTTATATCTCCACCGACACTTATGTTGTAGTCAGCAGAAATCTTGATTGCCCTACGAGCAGCAAACTCTGCTGCCTTTATAGAGTTCTTACTAAAGCCAGTGGCTAGTGCACCAAGGGCTAGGCTTCCTCCGCTACCAACTGCGTATAAGCCACGGTCATCTCGTGACCAAAGATAATCCTGGTCTACTTCATAAATGATTCCGTTTAAACAGATAAGAGCATCAAAGCCAGAATCTGGATTCTTGACTGTATCTGGCTCATATCCATTGTCTTTCATAGTTTCACGCAGAGAGGGTAAGACTTTGGTCTGCATAAACACATCTATTGATATTGATTTAATAACCTTAGGTGGTGTCCAAAGGAAGTTTGCTATGTTGCCAGCAATGGCATCGCCTGAGAAGGCAAATACATAGTCACCTTTTTTAATAACTTTATCCATACCTTTTGCATAGTACGGTTTGTCATCATAGGTAGTCATGGAATCTGCTGCTATTACTGCCCAGCCTTTTCCCTGAATACCTACGATGGCAGTCATGTTTACCCCTTAAAAGTATTAGTGTTTGCATCGTAGGCTTTGCCTACTTTGTTTGAATCATCTATTGCTTTTTGTACTTGCTTGGTGGCAGTGCCTGCTGGTTGTATGCCTTGCTCACGAGCAGACTTGTAGAGGTTTAACTCTGCGTTCCACTTCTTTGCTGACATAGCCTTGTTGCCTGCTGCATCTCCTGGGGATAGTTGGAGAGTCTTAGCCTTGCATCCAAAGCAATTACAAAATTCTGAATCAATGTGGTCTGGGTTAGTATCTGCTATACCCCAGTCAATCCACGGTTCTGGTGAGGTGGCATCGCACTTAGTGCAGCCAAACAACTCAACTTTAAAAATCATTTGTCCATCTATTAAATTGTAACCTTCTTTTAATACTTTACCTATATGCCCTTTAGTAGAGCAATCATATTGCTGTAATGTAATCTCCATAAGTTCCCCCAATAGAAGCATCTGTTAAGCGAGTTTTAGTTTTCTCGTCAATAACATATTGATGCCCACCCAAGTAAACTTCTTGGGCTTGCAATGTTTCTGTCTGTGAAGGGAAGCGATATGAGGAGTATATTCCATCAATCATCATTACTGTTACGCCACGGTGAATTGAATAGCGGGCAAAGAGGCGATGCCAGCCTGCAGGTGTTTCTGCAACCGATGGTGTTACAAATAAATATTCTGCCATTGTTCCTCCTGTTTATAGAGAGAGGGCGAGTTGCCCCGCCCCCTCAACTATTATTTAACTACACCTGAATTGATGAAGCAGATTCAATACGGTACATAGCAGCCTCACGGTAACGAGCAAAGCCAAGTACGCCGTACCAACCGATTGGTCGGAAACGAAGTAAACGGTCTGTGACTGGTCCGATGATGACATTTGGCTCTTGTGCAACAGCCTCAGCCAGAGCCTGCTTACCAGCAACGATTGTGCGGTAAACAGCAGTTACTGGTGTAACTGTTACTACTGTTGTCGCTGTAACTGCAGCAGTGTTTGCTGTATCTACAGTGATTGTAGTTGTTGAACCTGATGTAACCAAAGATGTAATCTTTGCACCAGATGCAATACCTGTACCTGAAATCTTATCTCCTGCTTCTGCAGATGATGCGATTACAGATGATGAAGCAACACCGAAAGTGTAGCCTGATGAAGTACCTGCAACTGTTACTGCAGTTGTAGCCAATGCTGACTGGTCAGCACCATCTACACCACGGTATAGGCGAGGTGTTTCAATAAACATTGCACCTTCGTAGGTTCCAATGTTTCCAGCCCAGAATTGTCCCTGACCTGTTTCTGCATACTTGTGCATGTCCATCCAGCCACCAGCACCAGTTTCAGCACGAAGGTCGTGTGAAATTTCTGGGTGGATACCTGTCCAGTAAAGACTTCCCTCACGAGGAACAGCCTTGTTTGCACGAAGTTTTGCAACTGCTCTACGGATGTTAGCAGCAGTGATTGTGTCAGTTGCTGTAACTGTAGCAGTTGATGTACGAGCGGTTGAAGATGCAGAGTAAATAACATTTGTTCCGCCTCGTAGAGTTTCCATAGCCAACTTATCTAGTGAGTCTGCCATGTTAAAAGCGATGATGTCTGCAACTGCAGGGTCAACATCTGATAGTGAGAACAGTTGCAACTTACGAGTTACAAGTGAAGCGTTACCGTATTCGGCAAGGGTCACTGCAACTGTAGTTACATCTGAAAGTGCTACTGCATCTGGGTCAGTTGTTTCTGACGATAGAGCAGAAGTTACTGCTGCCAAGTCGTTGTAAATTGAGAATACAACACTTGAACCTGGCATTGCCTGTTGAGCGGGGCGCTTGTCTGCTACTGAACGAATCAGTGGCTGAGCACGAAGCGCAAACTCTACATAGCGGTCATACGCTGTTTTGATTAAGCCAGCAAGTGCTGACGAATCTGTGTATGCCATGTGTGTTCACCTCCTGGTGATTGGTAGTTTGAGTTATGAAACTGAAACACCGAGTAATGCACTGAGTTCTGAGGCGTTCTTAGCGTTAAGAATCTTAGCCATTGAATCTTCATCAACTCCTGGTGGAGTTCCTGTTGAAACAACTTCATTGATTCTTCGCTGTGCCTGTAGTGCGGGGTTCTGAGCCTGGCTCTCGCCTTGTGTAGACTCTTGCTGAACACCAAATACATCGCCGTATTCATTTAGCCATGTTGAAACGGCTTCCTCAGTAATGTCAATATCCTGAGGTATAAATGCTGCGACCTTTGGGTTGATACCCTTTGCTGTCAGTACATCCTTTACGGTGCGCTGACGAGTTTGATTCTTTAGTGTAGTTGCCTCTACCTCAAGGTCTTTCAAACGCTTTTCAAGCGTACGGTTTACCTTGCGTAGTTGCTTAACGACATCCTGAGGTTGGTCCTCATCTAAGAAGTCATCATCTTCGTCATAATTGGTAGCCATCTACCTATCTCCCTTGTTAGTTGTATTCGCAATCCACAAACACGATTCGGGGAAACCATGTTGGCTATTGCTACCAGACTATTACGCCCCCCTGGGCTGGTCTATCAGGGTGGGGATTCTTTTATATGTTGCCTTCGCTGCCTGTCTTAAGCGATGCGCTTCCAAGTCCACTGCTACCGCTAAAGCGTGCAGTTTCACGGGATGCTCTGCGTTGAGAAGCAAGTATTGCTTGTTGATTAGATTCAACTGTTGCTTGTAGTGCTTCTCTGTCTGAGTAAGTTCCTTGTTCAAGATAAGCAAGTCTGCGTTGTGTATCTGCAAGTGTGCCAGATTTACCAATAGCAGTAGTCAAGTCAGTCAAGTTCATATTCTTGTAAACATCTTGTTCGGCAAGTGTTTGAGCCTCTATACCTGAAAATGCATTAAAGCCTACTGTCTTTGCAATACCAGCAATCTCTGCTGCTCGTGCTTGCTTAAGAAGTAATGGTCCAGCCAAATCTCCATTAAGGAAGTTAGCAGTAATATCACCTTCGCCAATGTTATAGAACTCTTTAAGGGCTGTACGAATTTCTGGATTAGTAGACTTAGCCAAATCTTGTGCAGCCTGTGCTCTATCTTGTACTTCTTTAGGTGATACCTCATTGCCAATGATTGAACCAAGCATAGTACGGTTATCATAGAAACCAACTGGTAGGTCAAAAAACTTTAATGTTTGAACTATTTGATTTTCAAGTTTAATGTAAGTATCTTCTGTGATTGCACGGTTTTTCTTACGCAATGCATCCATGCCAGGAAAGCGTGCTTTGTATACTGGTTGGTCATAAATGTCAATAAGTGTTTGTGCTTCTGAAACATCGTTCATAATGTTATTGCTAATAAATTCAGCAAATCCAGCATCATCAATACCTTGAGCCTTGAAAAGAGTAATTAACTTATCAGAAGCCTTTACCTTGTTAGCATAGATATTATCTGCAGCAACCTTGGCTGCTGTTGCCTCGCCTGCTTTAAACGCCTTATCAATGTCAGCCTGAGTAAAACCACCAGAGAACCCTGTGGCACCCCCTGGCATGGCACCAGTGGCTCCTCCGCCGTCTACCTGACCTGGAGGGGTTCCAGCACCACTCTTATATGTATCACCAGAACCAGGTATTGGCACGACAGGTGGTACCACTGGAGGAACTACAGGTGGAACCACAGGTGGTACTACAGGTGGTACTACAGGTGGAACAACTGGCGCAGCAGTTGCAGCCTTTGTAACAGGAGCAAGATTAACCAGCGTATTGCTGAAAATCATATTGCCGCCGTCATACTTAGGGTCAGATTTAAATTTTGGATTTAAGTCATAAAGTGTTTTAAGACTAATGCCAGCCTCTTTAGCAATAGCGCTAAGGGTGTCACCTTTTTCAACTCTAACAGCGGTGTCGGGTCTTGCACTATCTGGAACTGCCACTATGCGACCCTCCCAAACTTAGTTAACATTGCTTTGCCATAACCCATATAAAGTGCATCAGCATTTTTTGTATATTGCCAACGCTCATCAGCCATAATCATTTTATCTGCTTCCCATAGTGGGCGAGCAATAATCTTGCTTGGGTCCTTAGGGTCAACAGATTGAAAAATCTTTCCATCTTTAAACAATGGGTCATCCCATTTAATAGTGTCAGGGTCAACCTCTAATTTATCTGCAACTTTTTGGCGATAGTTAGATGTTAAATCCCAAAGGCTTACACCAGCGTTTAGTTGGTCAGCAAAGACACCATACTTAGTAGCAGTGTTCTTGCGAATCTCTGCTTTAATATCATCAACGGATGAACGAACACGAACACCGTTTTTATCTGTAAGACCTAACAAGCGTTGTGTATAATTTGTCATATCTCCAGTAGATACAACACTGCCCATTGTGTTTGCATAATCAGCAATATCACTTGCTTGGGCTGAATACAATCCGCCTTTAATCTTCTTAACAATTTCAGGGTTACTTGTAATAACACCTTCAAGTTGTACTGGTGTCCAGTTATGAAGGTATGCGTTTTCACCTAAGGCTGATATGTAACTAGACACTGCTGGGTCAGAAGCATCTAAACCTAAATCTGTGGCAACCTTTGATGCTGCTTGACGAAACTCGTTAACACCTTCACGGTAGTTATTTTCTCCACCTTTAATGCGGTCAATAAGTTTTTGAGCCACTGTTGGTCCGTTTAAACGGTACCACTCAGTGTCGTTAATCATTGTGGCAATAGTTGCAGCATCATATTTAAATGAACCGTCAGCATTGCGAACTTTTTGATATACGGCATTAAGTTCAGGAATACTGGAAAGTGCAGTAATAATCCATGTTGCCATAGGAGGAGCGGTAGTAGTTGTATCAGCCATTATGCTTTAAGTCCTAACGCTTGAGTTAAACCTTGACCAAACACATTTGCTGTTTGGAACTCTGCATACCGTGGGTCTTTCTTTGCATATTCTTCAACATCGGCAAGCACATCTGCTGTGCCATAGCCTGGTGTTGTT